ATACCCAAATTGTAAAAAAAATCATGCGCCCCTCCATTGCTCAACTGCTCGAACAATGCAAGCTTCTGTTGGTGAATATCAGGGTTGATCTCGGCAGGGTTTTCGTCTGATCTGATGATCCAAGTTGCTGCGATGTTTAACAATAGATCACGATGGATCACAGTGTTCTGCCTCTCTCTGATAACGTGAATGTATGCTCCCATCAATGCTGCGGTCTTAGGATTGGCTAAGCCTGCTGATAATGCCTTCTCCATTTCAGTGAGGATCTTCTCCATCTCTGAACCACTTAACCCACTGCTCAATCTTTCCATTAGGCTCATCGACATTGCGAACCTCTCCAATGGCATATTCAATTCTTTCGGGAATCGGTAGTATGTATGCTGTTGGTGTTTAAATACCTCAACAAGATTGTAGGTAGACTTCTCTTGGTTACTGCGCAAAAATATTGATCGCAGTCGATCTGCGAATCTTTTGGATGATTTCATCTAATGAGTTATTTGTTTTGATTTCAGAATTGTCCTTCAAGATCACCACCGTTCCATCTTCATCGTCCGCCTCGAAGCAATGGCTGATAAAGTCAACATTGATAATCGTATCGGCAACCTTATTCACGCCAAGCACCTCATCAATCTCGTTGCTGTGATATACTGCTGAAACGATGATGAAGCCAGTCATGTCATCTACCACCTTTGCACTGGACATTCTGCATCGGGCACTCTTGTTTTGGCAGGAAGGAAGCACCCACATTCTTTGCAAGTGTTGGTTAGCTTCTGATGGTAAGGACATACCACGCACTCCATCATTCGCTTCCTTGATCGCTTTCTGCTTTCTTTACTATCGAAGCACCACAGCATCCAGCCATGAAGGATCATTCTTAGCTTGGTCAACATTCGATGCAGTCGATTAAGTTAATCACTCCAACATCTTCAGCATCGGCATTGCTATTCACTACCGAAAAGGTGATGCAAGTGTATTCAATCTCGCAGATGGTGAATACCTCACAGCCTCTTAATGTGATCGTATAGCCTTGCAGTGGATCGATCTTCGCTCCGACAATGGTAAGCATACCATCAACATCTGATTCGCTGTTATAGAAGGTCTGAATCTTGCCCGTTGCATTGTGCTTAATGTCCACCACATAGGTAGCTTCAGCAGGCACCACTCCGAAGGTGATACCCTCGTTGCAGTAATCTACGATTATTCCTGAATCAAAGCACGCTGTACATACGCTCATAAATAACGCTTTAGGATTGCGTTTACAAAGTAACGAAAACAATCTAAAAAGTCGGCTCGTTCGGCTATGTTTTTTCGGTTGGTCTTGATGATCCCTCCATTGGCATCGCACTGCACTTGCTTGGCATCGAATACAAAGCCCTTGCAGCGTTTGGAGTTCGCCCTGATGTCTAACCGTCTGAGTGCTGAATTGCAATCGATACGACTGTTGTAATGCGTTGGATTGGCAGGAATCAGGAATTGGCTATCTGTTAGCCCAAGCCTGCGCTTGATCTGAGTATAGGCAGAGGAGTTATCTCTTTGCTGCACAGTGCCACCTTTGCCCATTGCATCGCCAGTGATCCTGATTAAGCCCATCGGAACATTCAAGGCAAGCACAGCATCACAGAACGCATCCACGCTGCCCTTGTCGATCTTGATCTCATCCACCACCACAGCGCCTCTGCCTATCTGTTGGATCACCAATGCACACAAAGGGTTAATGTTGAAATCGACTGATACATAAACGGGCAAGTTAGAGTTGAGTTGGATGCTATCATCGATGTGCTTGTCATCCTGCCACTCGTACAAGAACGGGTTGGTTACATCATCCATCACATCCCAATCACCCTCAACGAATCTTTGGTATTGCACTGGCGGTAACTCCTTCAATGATTCAAGATATTCGGCAGGGATGTATGGGTTATCGGTGATCTTTGAGGTGATGAACTTCCACTTATCGGGTAGAGTTCCTTCCTTATGCCGTTCGTAGATCACAGTCTTAACCCAATTATTTGCAGGGTTGCACGTAGCGAGGCAAACGATCGGAGGTGATCCTATTGCCTGATTCCAACTGCCGATCCTCTCCTGCACCTTGTAGAATGTCTGCTCCTGCAATTCATTCACCTCATCAAGCCCTGCACCGTTTACCTCCAAGCCCTTAAATCTGTTGAGGTCTTTGTCATCATCGAATGATTCGGCCATGAAGATCAACTCCGATCCATTGGCAAAACTCACCACGTTGGTATCTCGATTCCAAGACTTCACATAATCGCCAATGCCATCAGCTAAGATCGAAGTGAAGGATGGGAAGGTAGTACGCTTCAGATCGGGCAATGATCGCCTGATGATTACCCACCTCGATCTCGGATATTGCAGAGCAAGGTATGTGATTGTGATCAGTAGCCAATAAGTTTTACCACCTCGAATTGCCCCTCCGAATACCACTACCCGATTGTGGTCAATGGTTACTGAGTTAAATGCTGTTGATTGTCGGGCTGTGAGGTTGAACTTCATCACTCCTCCTCATCATCCATGTCGGGCATACAGTCTACCAAGTACCTTGCAGCCATCAGCAGAATGAAGCCTACCAATGTAACTGCTGCTGCTATCAGCCCGATGTAGATGCCTAACTTAATCATTGCCCTCTTTAGGTAGATCCTCAGCCCTTGTTACGATCACCAATGGCTCAAGCATATTTACGTTAGTATCCATTGTCTGCTTGGCTTTGCCGTAGCCTCTATCGAGTAACATCTCGGCTGCTTTGATATCGCCTTTCAATGCTTTCTTTTCAATGGCTTTAAGGATCTGCTCGGCAATGGTTACACCGTTCTGCTCATCGCCTAAAATGTTAGCCATGAGTTTATCCAGTTCGGGCAACTTGCGAGGTCTGCCTCCTCCATTGTTGCCTCCCGTTTTTAGCAAACCACCATTCCTGCCTTGTCGCATAGCTTACGGGTTTTTTACGAGGTTAGTATTTATCAATTCCTTGCTCTTGCTTTCTTGAACTTATCTGCCTCAGCGTAGGCGATGGCGATGGCTTGCTGTTGGTTGTAGCCCTCTTCGATCAGTTTTCGGATGTTCATCTGGATGATCTGATCACTGTCCCCTTGAAATAATGGCATGGCTGTTAGTGTTGATTCTGAACTACAAAGATAATAAACTATCTACAAAGTCTGATTCTCTTAGCTTGTTGATGCTTTCTCCGATGTCGACTATCTTCTTATACTGAGATGGATAGATGACCAACTTCCTAAGTTTACCGCAGATGTATGCCATTGTGGTGTATATCTCGTTACCATCCCGATCTTCTGCATTGACTAAGATGCCGAAGTTATATTGAGGCTGATCTGTTGCCATGATCACCTTATTGCCCTTGATAAACATCTGAAGATCCTTGTGCGAGAATGCCACTGCCACATCGTACTCCCATGATGCCCTTGATAGATAGCCGAAAAAAAAGTAATTGCCTTCCATCTCTGCATCAACGAAGATGCCTGATCTGATTCTGATTGTCATGGCTCAGTAGGTTAGATATTTGATGTAACGCATCTCCATCACGTTACCCTCGTTGTAAAGATCCACGCAGTAATCAATGATGCCATCCATGCTCATCACAAAGGCATCCTCTGGCGTTTCTGCTCCATGTGCTTCATCTTCGGGCAGCCAAAGGTTATCTGATATTACCTCCTTAAATCTTGTGAAGATGCCGTTCAGCAGCGTGCTGTTATCTCGCCATGCTTCGGTAGTGAATTGAAGATCGAACTCCTCCCATAAAAATTGGCGGAGGCATTCCCTTGAATTAAAGCCAATCTCTTGTAGCTTCATAACTTGCTGCTCGGTTAGCTTGCTGACAATGCTGATGCTGTTCATGCTTATCATCTGATTAAAATGTTTGATAGGTGTCGATGCGCTTCTTTACCATGTCGATAAATCGCTCCATCATTGAGTTATAGAATAGATTAAAATCCTGATGCCCTTCTGCGTTATGCTCAAACAGAATGTAAAGCACTGCCCGAAGTCTTTGGCTTGGTGTCTTGCTGCCCATCTCCTGAGCATCGATCTTCATTGACTGGAGCATCTGTTCATCGTTGTAGTTGAACTGCTCACCCTTGAATGCCATCACACCAACACCGCCCATCCATTGATTCATCAACTCGGTCATCTGCTCAGGTGTTAACTCCTGCGTGCCGATGGTGATCTTGATTGACTTATCTCGCCTTGTCGATACCGATTCAATGGCGCAGGGGATGGTGAGTAGGTTAGTTGGCATTTGATTGGGCTGTGCTGTTGGTGTTGGCTGTCATTGTTGAGAGGTAGTTCTTGACCATTGCTTTTATCTGATCTTTTTTTGATTGAGGTATTCGAAATGTGATGTTGATCGTTGGCTCTCCATACTTCAACTTAGATCCTGCTCCAGTGCGCCTGCCCCCTCGCTTGTTAGTCGATGCTTCCATTTCACAAATATACACTTTTTTTGATTGTGCAATACATTGGGGTTGAAATTATAGACAGTTTGTGGCTAATGATTTTAAGTGATCATGCCAAGTATTCCAACATTCGACACTTTCAAGTTCCATGTTTATTGCATTGCTACCTATCCAATCATCTTGCATTTTTTTGCAAACAATCCAAACTCGAAACCAATAAATCTCTTTGTTCTTTGCCTCCTCGTTTATTGATTTTACATAATTCTCTGCAAGCAATAATGATGGTTCGATTTCAATCATTTGCTCAATGCTTAAACTTTCATTTTTAGTTTCCATGCTGTTAATTTTTACTGGTTAATTCTTTTGAATCCAAAACTCTCAGGTATCTCAGTCGAATCTAAGTTGCCAATAGAGATTAACTTCATTGCATCGAGTGTGATCTTTGCATTGGCGATGATCTTATCTGATATGCCCATGATCGCATCGGCTCTCTTTGCTTCTGATTCGATTTGCTCGGCTGTTAGTTCTTCATCATTCAATCGCTCCAGTGCAGCGAATAGATGATCGTTAAGGTCGGATAGTTTGTTCTTTGCCATTTTTTAGGTGTTTGATTTGTCTTTTGATTTTTATCTGCAATCTTTTTGTTTCTACAATTTCAGGGATCTGCCTTGATACCTCAACCGGTATGTCGTGCTTCTGTGCTAACACATCTCGGATATAACAGTCTTTCAGTTCTTGTCGATACTTGCTTTTGAAATGCGTTTTTAGTTTCTTCAGTTTTTCTTGATTGTCGGGATTGGCTCGATAGTCTTTTGAATACTGCTTCTTCTTTTCTGTGTTGTTCTGGTAGTGTTTGATTGCCCTGATCCTTGCATCGTTTCTTGAACATGGCTTGCAGTAATTACCGATTCGATGCTTACCTCTTGATTTGCTGAAGTAGGTGTGATAATCTGTAACTTCTTTGTTGATCTTGCAGATCGGGCAAACCTTATGAGTAGAAGATAGTTGATTTGATAATTCACTCATTGGCTTTTACAGTTAAGATTAAACACAATGCACTTGATCTTCTCATCTCTTGTCAGGTGATCGAGTTTGGGAAAGTGATGCGATAGTTCGGCATCGGTCAGTTGGTTGATCTTAACTAAGAACATCAGGTCCTTATCAGTTACCTCAACAGATTTGTCAGAATGGATTATCGTCATTGAATTGATTTGATACGTGGTTAAACTTATTTGATTCGATTTCAACGGGAAGGTATGAACTCATTGCCTCTTGGTTGGCATCGTAGAAGCTTGTAATGGTTGCATTGTTTCTAAACTCCACAGTGCCAGTTGATCCCTGCCGATGCTTTTCAAATAAGTAGAATGTTTCGTTTGTGTATGGCTGCCCGTCATCATTGGATAGGTTATAGTACGATGGTCTCCAAACGAAGCAAACGGTATCTGCATCCTGCTCTAATGATCCTGATTCACGAAGGTCGGATAGCATCGGCTTCTTATCTGCTCGTTGCTCCACTTGTCTGTTGAGTTGGCACAATGCGATGATCGGGATCTGCAATTCTTTCTGTGCTGCTTTTAGTGTCCTGCTGATCTCTGCTACTTCAGCCTCCCGATTGCCACCCCTGAAGCCCTCTAAGGTCATTAACTGAAGGTAGTCGATGATTACCCACTTACACTGTCCTTTCCTGACTTGTTGGCGAATCACTCGGATTGCTTCATGCACTCCGCATCTTGGCTTGTCGTAGATCGTGAATGGCATCTTCTCAACTTCGCCAATGGTCGATTCAAAGACATGAAGTTCTGGTTGGTTAAGGCTG